GCGCATGGCTTTGTTCAGACGTGCCGCACCGCGCCGCTTGGTTTGGCGTTCGGCTTCGGCTTTTTTCAGCGCATCGGCCGCAGCCTCATTCTTCGTCATAGCTGCGCCCCGCATTGCTCCAGTCGCGCCGCTCGTTTACTTTCTCGGCGTATTTCTCAGGGTCGTAGTGATACGCAGCCAGCTCGCGCATGACTTTATGGACTTCCTTGCGGATGATCTCGGCAGCCTCAGCCGGGCTTTGCGCGGCGGTGACGTCAACAGACAGCCGCCCCGGAAGCGATAGCAGCGCAGCGCGGATGGTGTAAATCAGATCTTCCGTGAAGCCCTCCACATCTTCCGAGCGGTGCAGCTTGCCTTTCAGCTCCTCGACCTCCATCTTCGCAAGCTGAGCTTTGGAGAGCTTGAGCTGCGCTTCGGACTGCCGCTTCGCTGTTTCAAGCTTCTGCTCGGCCTCACTGATCTGCGGTTTGGAAAGGAAGTTGATATATCGCTGAACCGCGTCGCCGAGCTGGAAGTAGCCGCGTCGCACCGGAACGATTGTTCCATCCTGCGCCATCTGCTGCACACGCCGCGCCGTCACGCCGAGGATCGCGGCCAGCTCTGTCGTGCTGATTTCAGCTTCGGCATCAATCTTGAGTCTCGTTTCAGCCATATAGCAAGCTCCTTTCGTTTTTTTCGAGGGGGCTCAGCGGAATTTCACCGCAGCACCCGTGCTGCACGGGCGTGACCCTTACCCCGATGTGGTCATATGAACTTAGGAGGTCAGCGCGGTATGCCTCACCCGCGCTGTGGTATGAAAAATGCGCGGTATCTGCGTCGATACCTGCGCACATTCCAGCGGTAATCGTAACGAAATTACCAGAAAAACAGGAAACTAACTAGGCGAAAAATGGGGTCGTCGAGCCCGCAACAGATGCCGCCCCCTCCCGACAGTACCTTTTCAGCGACCGAATCGATCACGACGCATGATACCCTGCCACCCAGCAAACTTATCGCGCGTGACAACGTCCTTCTCGCAGGGCTTCTTGCAGCCTTTGCGCCCTCGATGGCAGATGCACACCGTCTTTCCATTGACAATCTGCACCCAGACAGGAATCTTCTCTTGTTCTTGCATCGTTTATCGCCTCACATCGGTACGGATTTGACAGGGGATTGGCTGCATACCCACCCAGCCCTTACGAATAATTACCGGGGCTACGATTGTTCGGTGGAGAAAAGTGCATCGCCCTCCTTGATGAACATGACGTGGCCGCAATGCTCACAAACGACCTTGGCATACTTGGGCGGCTTCTCGGCTACGCTCAGAGCGGACGCTTTGGCGCGGTCTACCTGCTCCTGCGTGGTGATTGCAACATTCTGTGCTTCTTCCTTTGCGGCGTTATCCAGATAGGCTTGGTATCTGGCACGGCGGTCCTCTTCGGATTCACCGACCACCCCATCATCGAAAAGAGCATCGGCGTCAAAATCGTCGCTGGGAGCGGGGAAGCCAAGGGATTCGAGATCGAAGTCAAAGTCAAGGTTGAGCATATCGATCTCGTGGAGCAGCTCGTCGTTGATCCACTCGGAGAATTCGGAAATGCGGTTGTCGGCCAGACGGTCGAGCTTGATCGTTTCTTCGTCGGCGTCTGTTACGACGCAGGGTATTTCCTCCATGCCGAGCCGAATGGCGGCAGCATAACGGGCATGACCTTTGACGATGATACCGTTGCGGTCGATGACCAGCGGCACGTTGAAGCCAACCTTCGGAATGATCTCGACAAGCAGGTTGACCGTCTTATCGTTTTTCCGGGGATTGCGGACATAGGGCTTGACCTCGGAAATCTTCTTCATCACGATCTGATTAACAATCTCCATCAGTGCCAGCCTCCTTTCGATACTTCTGAAGCTGACGCGCCTGATTCTCGGAGATCGCAGCGCGTGTGAATGAATTGTTTTCGTAGAGCTTCGCATAGCCGGTGATGTGCTTGAGGCGCACCAGCTCTTCCGGTTCTAGGCCAAGCTCATTGCAGACCTGCAGGTCGGTCGCGCCGTTCATCAGCATTTCCATGACGATATTGGACATACCGTTAATGGAGTGCTTGCCTCTGGCGCGGTTGTGCCGAACGGTCGAGGCCATGAGATCATTCATGGTCTTGCCATGAAGCACAACACAGGGCAGCTTCCCCTCGCATGAAGCGTAGATGTCTTTGAATCTGCGCATGATGCTGTATCGGTGGAAGCCGTCGACGATAACATACCGGTCTTTCTTTTCGTCGTAGATGGTAACGACGGGCTGCGTGTAGCCGTCCGCTTTGACGGAGCGATAAAGCAGCTTCATCTCCTGCGTGGCGACACTGTTGGGGTTGTAGTCATTTGCGTGGACCTTTTCAATGGGTATCCACTCGACCTGATGAATGGGCTGATCTGAAATCATTTCTTGCTGCCCATATATTGCTCAAACTGCGCGGCGTCGCGTTTGCGATAGGTGGGAGCCTTTTCCCGGATGCGGAAACGGGAGCGGGCATTTGCGTTGTTCGTGCCATCAATATCATTCAGGACGATCTCTTTGACATGGACACGATACCATTCGTCTCCGGTCTGATTCTTCCAGCGGTTTCGGAACAGCTCGTGGTATTCGGGCTTCACGATATTGGCAAGCAGATAGTCGCGGTATTCCTGCCACGAACGGAACGCAAAGGGGAGCTGGCGCGGGATGATGTCACCGCTGTCAAAGGTATGGGCGAATGTACCGACGCCAGATACGCGACGGATGAACTTGTTGTAGGTGTCCGGCTCAAACTCCTGCAGCATTTCAATCGAGTGCCAGGCGGTTTCGTGGATGAGCGCTGAGACGCGCATGGCCTCCTTGGCCAAGCCCCACTGGTATTGCAGATCGTAGACGCGATTGTATGCCCAGTGATTCTTGGCAATGGCTGTCCAGATGTCATCGTTGGTGAAATCGTAGATCGGCCAGAACACCTGACACCTGCCAACTTTCTTCTTGCACCACGTCACGCCTTTGTATCGGGCTTCATGCTGCGTGATAGCAACGCGCCGGTTCAGGCTTTCCGTCATGCGCATTCCCACCAGCACGGCACAATTCTCAGAATCGGTGCAGTAGGACGGGAGGACGTTGACAAGCTCATGGAATCGGTTTTCGCTGCTGGGGTTTTCCTTGATGGAGAGCGGGTGCTGCGGGTGAATCCAGATCGCTTTGTCCTCCGGATTCCAAACACTGATGAAATTCTTCTCCGGGGAGAGCGTGTTTGTGAATTCAAAGGGGATCTGATACCAGTACGGCGTGACTTCCGGCAGCTCCATGATGTGCTGCATATAGTCCACCGTCGCTTGCCACTCAGCTTCCTGATCGAGCCAGAATACCTTGAGCGGCAGACGCCCGCGCTCCTGCGCAACCATAAGCGCCATGCGGAACAGAACGGTACTGTCCTTGCCGCCGGACATGCTGACGATCACATCGTCGTGGCCGTCGAAGATCATCCGCAGCCGTTCCAATGCTTCATCGAATACGTTGTTTTGCAAGTAGATCATTGCTGCTGACCCCGCGCCGCTCATGTGAGCAACATAGGGTTTCCTCCTTTTTTCGATGTACCCGCAGCCGGCAGCGTTGGCGATACGCCGCAGGTTCGAGCCATCCTCCACGCAAGGAGCATCGTGGAGGCAAGTCCTCCTTCCGAATAAAATGAGCAGCGCCCCGATCAGGAGCGCCGCCCGGCTTGATTTGGAATTTTACAGTTTACATGAAATCACATCTTAGGGGTGATTGCAAGCGTCACAGCGCGTCAGCGCGCGTCATGGAGGGGCAAGTTCCGAGGAAGCGATAACATATGGACTTGACGCCATCCTCGGAATTTCGCCCGCCAAGCACACTTGCAACTACCTTCCACGGCATACCTCGGATGAAACGCAGCCGGAATACAAGGCGTGTGGTGTTGTCCTCGATTCCGGCGATCCAGACAGCAATCGTTTCCTCACTTCTGGCAATCTGTTCTTTCAGCGCGTCGCGCTGCGTCTCCATGTCTGCGATCTCAGCGCCGAGGATTCCAACTTTGTCATTGATGCCCGAAGCATGAGGCATTCCATCCAGCTTTTGTGCGCCGGGAACGGCAGCATCCCACAAGCCCTGAATCAATTCTTCTGTTTTCTGAAGCTGCTGAACAAGATCCAGATGCTCATTCAACTGTGCCAGAGTCATGTGTGCCGCCCCTTTCCATCGTTATTTCGTCTTCTTCCACGCACGGATCGCGGTCTTCTTCGTGCCTTTCGGCTTGCCCGCTCTACCGCAATTATAACACCTGACGCAAAACATGGGCGGTGTTCTTGGGCGCAGATATACTTCCTCGACCTTGCAGCGACTGTCCGCGCCGCAAAACCGGCAGGTCAATTCATCAATTCTCGGCATCGCATCGCCTCGCGTCCATACTGTCCTGAGCCAGCCGTTCCCGCAGCCGGTTGACCTTTTTGCATTCCCACTCCGCAACATCGACGTGTAATTCGTAGAGTATCATCATCTGTTCCAGCATGATCTGTACGTCTGCGATCTCCTCGGCAATGTGCTGCCTGTTGGCTCCGAATCTAAGACTTTTGCAAAGCTCCTTTTGTAATTCGCTCAGTTCTTCAATGGCAACGACCGTCTGAGCGGTGCTTCCATAGAGAGAAAGCGCCGATTTAAGAATTTCTTTTTCGTTCATTACTTATTTCCCTCCCATCAATTTAGACATAGAAGACAGCGCTTCGGCGAGAGCGTCCGTGGAAACGCCGAAATCGAAAAAACAACGTGAGAGCCGAGCAATGTTATCGCAGATCCTCTCGCAGCGCAGATATGCGTTGTATGCTTGGAAATTGCTGTCGCCGGGTACTTTGAACCGCATAAGCCTATTTGCACGATTGCGGCTGTATCCGCGGGCCATCAGCAGCTTAACAGCACGTTTTCTTGTCATGTGTCTCTTTCCTTCCTGATAAATTTCACGCCACAGTTCCAGCAGAAATTATCGCGAAAACCGTTGACTTTGCTTCTGCAAATCGGGCAGCGGTGCGCTGATATAATTTCTCCCTTGAGGGCAGGCTCGTTGGAATCGCCAGTGTAAATATTGCAAGGGTAACGTACCAGACGGACACCCTCACCATAGGGAAGTCCGAGCAACCTTGACACTGGAATGCTTAATGCTTCTGCGAATCGTTCAATCGTGACTGGCTTTGGATTTCGCGCGTAGCTGGATGTGCTTTCATACTGTGCGATCATTGAGCCTGAAACGCCAATCCTCGCACCAAGTTCAGCTTGTGTCAATCCAGCTTCCTCACGTGCAGCACGGAGCCGTGCAGCAAACTGAGTATCATTCATTGCTCCTCACAGCCTCCTTTTCACGTTCCATACGTTTCCGTTCCATACGTTCCAGCCGATCATCGCTTGCGACAGTCCATTTTCGACGTTCTGCCGCTTTCGGGCGGCGCAGGAAATCAGCTCTGGCATTCGAGGTGTAGGCGGCTGGCATACCCAGCTTTTTCGGCTTAGACATTTTTCTGTTCCTCCAAAGCCCGCTCAGCTTTTTCTAAGCTGAGAAACATGGTTTTGCCAAGCTCGCTTGCCAAAAAGCCATTCGTCTCGCCCCGGTAGTTTTTTGCGGATATGATTATGGTGCGAAGTGTATCTTGGAGGTAAAAGGCTATCTGGGTAATGGTTTTTGGATAGATCTTTCCATTTTCAAGGCAGTACAGCGTATCGCCGTATTTGCAGGGAGGCAGCATCACAACGCGCCCTTCATTATCAGCAGCCAGCAGCTTTCTGATTCGTTCAGCCTTTGAAGTGTCCTCCGCAAATACGGATTCGATGATGGTCTTGGCGTTCACCACCTGCTCCGGTGTCAGCCCCGTAGCTTCGTAAGAAGCCAGACGAGCCAACGCAACCTCATATCCGCGGCGGCACATAATCCGCCCGTCATTGTCGTACCATGTGAGCTTATCCATTCTGCTTCCTCCTGAACTGTCTAGCGTAGGGGCAGGTTGCCCAATGCGGCACAAAGCCCACGCCGGTTGCCTTGGCTGGGTCTTCCGTATATTCGCACGAAAGCACTTCTCCGTTCCAAGTGACAATTTTCTTGCTGCCGACGCGCGGCTTTTCGATGTAGTAGCGCGGGGTAGCATCGCAGGGGATAGATTTGCCGGCTGGCGTCTTAATCCAGACAAGCGCAGCCATACACGCCTTACAAGCGGCCATTGTTTTCATCCTCCATTTCGTATTGTTCGATATGAGCATCGGGTGATTTTGGTGAAACGATGATGTTGCCAAACTCATCGGCTCCACAGGAAAGCGCCCACTTCGGCAGGCCAGTTTCGCGGCTTACTGCGTCCAAAAGATCATCGAGCTTCTGCTTGCCCTCTGGTGTATTGAGAGAGCGCATAACCTTTTTCATCCGCAATTCGAAAATAAGCTCCCGAATCCCTATGTAGGTGAAGATGAGCAGAAGCGCAAGAGTCAAGCCAAGCCCTATAGCTCCGATTCCAAGTAGAAGCGTCTTAATCATAGAACATCCTCCACGTGCCTTTCACGCTCCAATGCCCACCATCCTTCAACGTCGGCTTCGAGCGATGCCATTTGTGCCAGCGCCAGAACAGAATCTTCAGTGGCTCATTGCGCTGCCAGCACCGAAGTTCCAGCGCATATTCCCGGCGCCGCTCGCGGCGTTTCCGTTTTTCACGTTTTTGACTCATGCTGATCTCCTTCCTCCCGCTCGAAGCGAATTTTCATCTGTGCCGGGCACAGGTCGACCTCCGGACGGCGCTTGCCTGTCCATCGCGGGCCTCCTGCCTGCCCGACGCATTTCCAGCCAGCCGCCTTGAGGCTTGTCCCCGGCTCGGTATCGAGGATGTATGTAATCAGCTTGTGATAGCCCATCGCGCGGGCGGCCCTCCATGCGGCAGCGTATAGCATACTGCATACATTCCTCGTGCCATCCGTGCAGCAGCGGTTTACCTCCAAGGTCCAGCCG